CGGTAGTTTTATTAATGTTTGTAGGTGCTGAAATTAAAGAACATAGAATACAACCTTCTATGTCTGAATGTTTAAAAGGTAAACGTCTTGCTAGTCGTTCTGCTTCTGCTCAAACAGATTTTAAATGTATCAAAAGTAAAGTAGAATTAGAAACTAATATTGATGGTAGCTTAAGTATTAAAAGCCTTATATTAACCCCATAAATATGCCTACACGTGAAAAAGCAAACAAGGGTAAAGTTTTACAATATGTTCAAGAGAAGTTTGAAGAAGCTAAACAAATGAACATGTTTAAATTTTTACGTAAAGAAGTTAACATTGGAGACAATGGTACTCAAAAATATGTAGTCAAACAAGGCAAAAACAAAGGAAAGATATTATAATTTATGTATTGCATTGTGTGGTTTAGAGAAGAGGTTTGGCAAATATTTACCAACGAAGTTTGGCACACTAGAAAAGAAGCTGAAGAGTATGGTCAAAGAAATAAATTTAAAAAAAAAGTACAATGGAAAGTATTGTGGTATAACAGAAAATATCACATCTAAATGGTAACAAAAAAAACTTGGGTTAAATCTAGAAAACAAACAACTATTAAATGTGGCACTTGTTTAATGTGCGATAAGGTTCTTATGTCTGATGAAGGTGGTTGGATTGTAAATGCAAACAAAGATTATTTTTGTGAAAACCACAGAGCCAATGAACACAGTTGCTTCGATGAATACTTAAAACAAAAAAAAGAATGGGATCAATTAAATCGTTAATTGTTCTTTTAATTTTTTAAATTCTTCGTGAATAGTTTTTTCACTAGACCAAAATCTTTTACGATTAAACTTCATAGCACGATGATGTATGATAGTAGAGTGATCCATACCAAACATTCTACCAAGTTGTGATAAAGAAACTTTGTGTAGTTCAATCATTAAATTAATAATAATACTTCTTATTCTAACTAAAGATGAGAACCTTCTATCTCCTAACACTTCCTGTTTGTTTACTTCGTATTGAATACAAACTTTATTAACTACAGCTTCAAATGTAGAAGCATGAATTTTCTTTTTATCTATATAAATTCCTGTTAGACTTCCACCTGCTTTTCTTTCGTCAAATCTTTCTTCTCTTATTTTTAATCTTAATAATTTATTTTCTATCTTAGCTTCATTTTGTTGCACAGACATTCTGTAACCATTTTTAAATCCTGTTTTGTAAAGTAGTAATTCTCTTGAAGTTAACTGTGAATACATTGGTGCGTTCATAGCTTGTTTTAATTGTGTAAGTGTTTTCATTAGCGTAGCATCCCCTTTAGTTGTTTGCACAACTTGTTGTTGTTTATCTTAATGCAATTAATAAGTACTAAATTCTCATTAATTGTTCTTGAGTGTCTACTACTTTTCTACCAAGTCTAATACTATCTCTATGGTACTTCTCAGCTTTGAACTTTGTTTCCAGATACTTCTGGTGTTTTTTCTCTTGCAAGTCTCTCAGCTTTTGTAGTCGACTTTTGATCTTTTCCATCAATTATCTCCTTCACTATTGTGTGATCCCATTTATATTCTTTGACCACTACTTCTACAAATTTACCTTTATTTAAAGGTTCTGCAGCTTTTTCTACGGAATCAAATTCTTCTACGTATAAAAAATTTGCGTCTCCGTATTTAGTTCTTATATATCTTTTTTCCTTTTTGTCAATCATAGTCTCTTTCTAATATAAATTCTAGATTTTGTATTGCTTTTAATATATCTTCTTTACCATTTTTATGTTCGTGTCTCGACACATATTTAATTACAGAACCTTCTGCAAATTGCATACGATTAGCTTGTATATATTCTATAGGTTGGATAGGCATAGCTTGGTAATGTGAACCACCAACTTGTTTATCTAAATTTTTTTTATTCATTATTTGTAATAGGGATTGTGGGGAGAAAAACAACTAAGTAAAAAGTCAAGGGTGATGACTAAAACTCCCCACAATTTTATCAAGATTTGTTTAGAACCCTGATGGTTTATTAGTACCATAAGCTACATTTTTAGCAAATGTCTTTTGTGGAGTAAATGTTGATTGTCCACCACCACCAGTACTTGTAGCACTTGTGCTATTTGGTGAAAGTTTAATAGTAATGCCACCAGTTGGTTGACCACTATCGTCTTTAGTGTTCCAACCTGCTTGACTATACCAAGCACCACCTACTTTAACTCCTATAGTCCAATTTTTTCCTTCTGGAGATTTAGGGTTTTTAGGTGCTACCCAATCTGGGTGTTTATCTTCTGTTTTTTTATCGTTGGGTACTACGTTTACCCATATTGCTTCATCGTTCATTTTTTTCCTTTTGTTATCTGTAGCTTTATTGCTACACGTTATTATTTAATTGCAACTCTTTAGCATCAGCAACTATTTTAATTTGTTGATATGCTTTAGAATTGTTTTTCATAAGATATTGGAGTTGATCTCTATATTTTACAGCTAAGCCATGAAATTCTTTTGAATTTTTAGCTAACTGTATGTAACCCTTTATCTCTTCGGCATCCACTTTATCGTCAAGATAAACTGGACTTGTTTCTTCCTTTACAGAAGAAATTTTAGTAAATGGTTTTGCTTCATAACCATCTTCATCTTTTATACCTGTCTTTAAATTTAACAGATTTAAAAAAGCATACTTCCTAGAATAAGACATGGCATTACCTGTACCAAACTTATCTATTGCACCCATTGCTGAACATCCGTCAACCATTATAAAGTTAGTTGGATCGTCAATGTCATGTACTTTCATAGTACAAACAACCATGACCATATTTCTTGATTCAACTACTTCAGTTAAATAATTGCAAGTTGCATACAAACCATTATTTAATAATGATTGCGTTGCTACCTCTTGCACAGCATCGTGCATCAAAGGGTTAAAGTGCATACCTTTAACTTTGTCGGCTTTCTTTACACTACCTGCTTCTAAACAGGCTGAGTGTAGTTTTTGATATATATTTTTCTTCATTGTTTTTCCTTATTTGTTTTTTTTATTAACCGGGTAATAGACCCCAAAGTTTTTGTACGTAAATAAAAGTGTATGTTGCAACAACTTTTGTTTTATATAGCATCCAAGACATAGTTCTCCTTTTTGTTAGTTGTTATTATTAATTCCCCATAGCTTACTGATCAATTGTGTCTGTTCTGTGGCTAAATCTTTATAATAAAAATAATGGTTCATGTCTGGTGGCTCACACATTAATGCGAGTTCAGATAGATTACCTTTACAGAACATAATCATACGTTCCCAAAGTAAAATCTTTTCTACCATTTTAAAGTAAAGATATTCCAGATGGTCTTGCCTCATTAACTCATGCGATTGATCAAAGATAATATGCTCTTTATCATTAGCATATACTAAGAATGGTATCTTTTTAGAACACATATAATAAAACGCAGTTTGAGTTAAATTTTCTATTGTTGGTTCAGTTGGAAGAGGTTGCGTCATCATTCTCCATTCCATTTTACCATTTACTTTTCTTATGTTAGGTGGCTTAGTTTTTAATTCTATAAATTTTGTTTTAGTTTCGTAATCTATTTTTCCTAACATCTGTTTAATCATAGTCATTTCTTGTTTATAAACATGACGTTCACATTCTAATTCATCTTTACCACTAATATCTTGCACAACCTTTTTTGTTACACCAATACAATCATGAGCAAAGTCAATCATCTGTTCTTTAGCATAAGCATCTTTGTCGTCTACAGGTGGTTTTTTATTTACAAGTGTAAGTTCATTTTGAAAACAAGTTTTGTAGTCTCTATCCCATTCTGTTTCTTGTTGCTTCGCAGATTTCCAAATGCTAGTTCCAATTAATCTTTGCACCACATTGTTAACTAAGTTTCCAAAGTTAGCTTTATATCTAAATGCAAATTTTCTTCTAGTCTCTTGTGAAAATGAATAGCTAATTAAATTTTTTGCGAATGGAGTTGACGTAGATGAATAAGACCAATGGTCTAATCCTTTACCACCATTAAAGAATGAAAATGCTTTATCTATTTCTTTTGATTTCATAGTTGTT